TGTGGCCGATGTGGGAATGGTTAAATACACCCGAGGCAAAGTTCTTGTGCGCCAGTTACGCAGGCAACCTGTCCATCCGAGACAACCTTAAGGCTCGGCGCTTGGTGCAGTCGCCTTGGTATCAAGAACGTTGGGGCAGTCTGTTTGAACTGTCAGGCGACCAGAACGCCAAGCAACGGTTTGAAAACAGCAAGACGGGCTACCGCATAGCCACCTCACCGGGAGGTATGGCAACCGGCGAGGGTGGCTCTCGGCTGGTTCTGGATGATCCCCACGGGGCTCAGGAGGCCCAGTCAGATGCTATGCGTGAGAGTACGCTGGAATGGTTTGACATGGTCTGGTCAACGCGGTTGAACAACCCCAAGACTGATGCCATGGTGGTCGTGATGCAGCGGCTGCACGAGCGTGACATCAGTGGCCACATACTTGAGGACATCAAGGGCTGGGAACACGTTTGTATCCCTGCCGAATGGGATGGCAAAGCACGCAAGACGGTGCTGGGTCCATACGATCCACGCACCAAGAAGGGTGAGCTTATCTGTCCTGAGCGCTTTGGTGAGAAAGAGATCACAGCACTCAAGCAGCTGCTCGGCTCATACGGCACCAGCGGCCAACTGCAGCAAGACCCTGTACCAAGCACCGGCGGCTTGCTCAAGACGTCCTTCTTTGAACTCTGGCCACACAATGACCGCCTGCCGCAGTACGAGTACATCCTTCAATCGTATGACTGTGCATTCACCGAAAAGACCACCGGCGATCCGACGGCTTGCACAGTTTGGGGCATTTTTACGCACAACAAAGAGCGGCACTGCATGCTGCTCGATGCTTGGGATGAACACCTCAGCTACCCTGACTTGAGGACAAAGGCGGTCAAGGACTGGACAACTGAGTATGGTGGTGACAATAACAGTGGCGCTGGAATGCCAACTCGGGCTCGGCGACCTGACCGAATCTTGGTTGAAGCCAAAGCCAGTGGACAGTCTTTGCTGCAAGATTTAAGATTAGCCAGAGTGCCGGCCATAGGATATAATCCGGGTAATGCCGACAAAGTAAGCCGCGCTCATCAAGCGGCACCCACTCTGGAGCTTGGACTATTGTGGATACCCGAGTCAAAGCGCAACCCTGGACAGCCTGTCAGCTGGGCATCAGCATTTCTCAAACAGCTTACCAAGTTCCCATTGGCCGAGCATGACGACTATGTGGACACATTTACTCAGGCCATTATCTACCTCAAGAATGACGGCTGGTTTGAATTGCCACAAGCCAAAGACGTTGATGAACGTAAGCCTAGAAACAAAGACAAGGTGAACCCTTATGCCGCGTGATCAAGTCCGTGCTACGCCTCGTAGCGCCCCGCTGGGTGCATTGGCTGACCTTTTGGCAAAGAGTTATTCTCCAGAGCGCACCCAACAGATGCAGGGCGTGGCAAAGTTTCTGGATATGCCAGCAATCAGCGAAACCCTAAACCGATTGTCTTATGGCGAGCCACTTACTACTGGTGCTGGTGGACTTGGCGGAACAACACGGTTTCGCCCTGAAGTGCTTGACGCCGCTATAGCTGTAGCACCAGGCGCAGGTGCGCTTGGAAAACTTGCTGGCCAAGGAACTATGGCTACGGGACGTGCTGGTGCTCGCCTTGCTGACCGTGCAGTGCCAAGGATCATGGAGCGTGGCGGGATGGGCGCTGAGATGCTGCAAGGGATGAGCAGGAGTACGGTTAGCCCAATGGATGTCTACCACGGCAGTCCACACAAGTTTGACAAGTTTGATGCCAGCAAGATTGGCACTGGTGAAGGAAATCAAGCCTATGGGCATGGGCTGTATTTTGCTGAGAACCCAGGAGTTGCTAAAACTTACCAGAAAATGGTCAATACTGGATCAATAAGCAAACAAGCTAAAAAATTTGTAAGAGAAAATATAATTGCTGGGGCTGACAATGATGCAATCTTAAAAGCTGCAACTTCGTCAAAAAACCAAGCAACTAGATGGGATTTAGAAGATGTAAAACGCGGTATTCCAGCTTCTCGGAATGACTATGTGAACGCAATGGATGAGGTGCAAGAATTTTTAACAAAAAATCCAATTTCACAAACTGATGGCTCACTCTACAAAGTAGACCTACCAGACGAGCAAATAGCCAAGATGCTAGATTGGGATAAGCCGCTGAGTGAACAGCCTGATGTAATCAAGGCGCTCAAGGGCACGGACTACGAGGTTGGCGTCAGCCAGAAGGAGGCCGAGAGGATTGCGGATATGCGTTTGCGCCAAGAGGCTGATGAGTGGGCCGAGATGACAGGGGGCGACCCGGTTGACTACTCAAACAATGTTGACTGGGAAAAATACGTTGATGGTGTTCGCAAAGAGTCTGGCAGCATTGACAGCAGCATTACTGGCAAAGACTTGCACCGCATGGTTATGCGCGATGAGGGCTATAGGCCAGACTTGTTTGATTCAGAAAACTATCAAGTTGGCACCAGTGAAACATTACGCGGCATGGGCATCCCCGGCATCAAATACCTAGACGCTACCAGCCGAGGTGCTGGCACAGGCACCCGCAACTTTGTCACCTTCCCTGGCGAAGAAAAGAGCCTGACCATACTGGAGCGCAACGGGCAGCCAATGATTGCTCCGGCAGTGCCAGAGGAGCACAAAATGTTACAGGGGTTTTACCGAGGTTATGCAGGTGAGAACCTTGACACACCTGAGTTGTTTGTTTCTCCACAGAAACGTATTGCTGATTATTACGCTGATAAACGCGCAAGGCAAACAGGCGCAGAGCCTCATGCTGAGATGCTGATGGTTGACCCGTTTGCAGGGGTAACTTACGGCCACAGCACGATGGGTACAGGTAGGGAGCCACCCATGTTCACTAACGCTCGCAAGATAAAGCCGGAAGATGTAGTTGAGAGCACCCAGCTTTACCAATCAGGTGGCGTTGTCAAGTTGTTAAAGGGTATGCTGAGTGGCGGTGAGAAAGCGCTGACTGCCGCTCAACGTGCTGAGGCTGGCCGTGCTGCGGCGGCACTTATTAAGTCGCAGGAGCAAGTCAAGGCATCTGAGGCACTTGGTCAGCAGATGGAGAAGGGCTTCAAGCGCACAACCACTACTCAGGCTGACCGCACCCGTGTGGGAGGCGGCAATATTGGTGGCGCACCATTCCCAGCCCTTAGCCAAGCTGACCCAGCGTACAAGGGTAAAGTGTGGGGCGTGATGGATGAAGGCACAGCATCAAGGCTAAAGAATCTGACGACACCTGAAACTGCTTGGACAACAATGCTTGGTTCAGCAACTCAACTCAAGACCAACCCTGTGGTTTTTGATAAGCTGAAGCGCCAGTTCATTGACTCAATGAAGCAGGGTAACCTGTCTGACGAACTAGCAGAGAAGATCAATCGCAACTTATCAATAAAATTTGGTGAGGGTGTTGACATCCGTGACCCAGGCATCTGGAAGCTGGCTGATACGTTTGAGAAGCGTGCCGCACTAGCTGACGCAATGATGGGCAAAGGCATTGACCCAAGCAAGGGCGGCATTGCTCTTGGCGGCGAGAAAAGCGGAAAGGGAGTGATCTTTCGCCCAACTGATACGCTCATTAAGGAAACTGAACCGTATTTGCTGCCTAGTGAATTCGGTGGTGATGTGCCGACCTTTGCAGCTGGGCCACGCTTGTTCTCACTAGAGCAGGAGTCAATGTATCGACCTGACTTGCACCCCGGCTTTCCTACCCTGATTAAAGGTGAGGACTTAGGTGTCAACATGGCTCCTACGCCCACTGAGGTTTACTTGCCTGACTGGCATGCTAAGTTCAAGAAGGACAACCCTGAGCGCCAAGCCCCCGGCTACTACGACCTTGCTTTGGGCGTAAAGGGTGAGGGCTTGCCAAGCCAGGAGCTTAATGACGAGTACATTCGCCATTTGTTGCGTGAGGGGTTTGCTGAGGGTGGTGCAGTCCATATGGATGAAGGTGGCGCAGCCTTCGGTGTATTCCCGCAGATGAAAGCACGCCGTGCAAAGCAAGACCGTGAGGCTGCAGCCAACGCTCCACTATCTGCACTCCGAGGCTACGCAGCAGGCACTGCAGGATTGCCAGGAGACATTGAGGGATTGGCCCGTGCAGGCATCTCCCAACTGCCGCCGCAACTGCTGACAGCCTTTCCTGCACTTCGTGCATTTGGCATCGGCAGCCGTGCACCCAATGAGGAATACCTGCCCTACATCCAAGACTTTGTGAAAGGCGGTCAGTGGTCTGGTGTTAATGACTTGCAGAACTCCGGGTTGCTTCGAATTGGAGACAAGTATGTGGACAAAAACAAGTACCGCGAGGTGGCTGGCGATCTAAATCCAGATTACATCAGCAACTTAATTAACAACGGCGTAAAAGATCTTTCTCCAGCTGATGCAGAGATCATCCGCCGTTTGCAGGAACCAGAACCCGGCTTCGCCCAAGGTGGTATGGTCTCAAACCACTTTGACCCAATTAGAATCAAACAGATCATTGCCGGCTTAGATGATGAGTATGATCCTGAACGAATTCAGCAAATAGTTGCGCAACGTGAAAGTGCATATGCCTAAAAATACAGACCTGACCATTGAAGATGATGAAGACGAAATCGTTGAGGTAGATGATGATGAGTCAGACACCGAGGATACTGATGACGGTGGAGCAATGGTCAAACTCAAGAACGAGGACGACCAACGGCAGAAGCAAGCGCACTTTGCCAACATTGCTGATGAGGTTGACCAAGGTGACTTGCAAGACGCCGTTACCGACCTGCTAGACAAGGTTGCCAAGGACAAGGACGCACGGCAGAAGCGGGACAAGCTGTACGAGGAAGGCTTGCGCCGTACTGGCTTAGGTGACGATGCACCGGGCGGTGCGCAGTTCACAGGCTCAACAAAGGTTGTCCACCCTATGCTGGTAGAAGCCTGCGTTGACTTCTCTAGCCGAGTGATGAAGGAGATCTTCCCTCCAGGCGGTCCTGTCAAGAGTAAGATCCTAGGTGAGAAGGAGAAGGACAAGGTCGCCAAGGCCGAGCGCAAAACTGACTTCATGAACTGGCAGACTACTGAGCAGATGCCGGAGTTTAGGGGTGAACTAGAGCAACTCAGTACGCAGCTGCCCTTGGGTGGTGCTCAGTACCTCAAGATGATGTGGAGCACTCAATACCTGCGACCATGCGCTGAGTTCATCCCCATCGATGATGTGTACCTGCCCTTTGCGGCCACCAATTTCTACTCCGCAGAACGCAAGACCCATGTCCAGTACGTAACCGAGATGGAGTACCAGCGCCGTGTTAGGTCTGGAATGTACATTGACGTTGACATCGGATCGCCAGAAGAGCCTGACTACAGCAAGGCGTCCATTGCCAATGACAAAATTGAAGGGCGCAAGGACACCTCCTACAACGAAGACGGTCTGCGTACCATCTTTGAGATCTACACGCACTTAGATTTTGGCGATGGCGTTGAGCCTTACATCATCAGCATTGACAAGACTAGCAGCAAGGCTGTGGCTCTGTACCGCAATTGGGAACCTGAAGACGAGCGCCGTGTAGAGCTTGACTGGATTGTGGAGTTCCCATTTGTGCCATGGCGAGGTGCTTACCCCATCGGCCTGACCCACATGATTGGAGGCTTGTCGGGTGCGGCTACAGGTGCATTACGCGCCTTGCTGGACTCGGCTCACATCCAGAACATCCCAACCCTGCTCAAGCTAAAGGGTGGCCCTGGTGGCCAGACGCTCAACGTTCAGCCGACTGAGGTTGTGGAGCTTGAAGGCGGTGCGCTCATTGATGACGTGCGCAAACTGGCTATGCCGCTACCGTTTAACGGCCCGAGTCCTGTACTGTTCCAGTTGCTTGGCTTTGTCGTTGACGCCGGTAAGGGAGTTGTGCAGACCAGCTTTGAGAAGCTGAGTGATGCCAACCAAGCGCAACCTGTTGGCACAACCTTAGCTCTTATTGAGCAGGGCATGGTGGTCTTCAGTAGCATCCACTCCCGCATCCACGGCTCAATGAGCCGTGTGTTTAAGATCCTGCACCGCATCAACAGTGCCTACTTGACCATAGAAGACATTAAGGCCCAAGCCTCCGGTTTGGATGTCAAGCCTGAAGACTTTGACGGCCCAATGGACGTTGTGCCGGTGAGTGACCCTGCAATCTTCAGTGAGACACAGAGGTTTGCTCAAACTCAAGCAGTCCTACAACGCGCAGCCACCGTGCCACAGATGTATGACCAGCGCAAAGTTGAGCAAATGTTTTTGCGCACACTGAAGATCAGTGCTGACGATGTACTACAACCAGCCCCAGGCA